GGTCGCATCAATGGTTAAGCGCGCCGAGGAGTGGTTCCCGCTCTACCCCAGCCACTACCACCGGGACACGACCGAACTGACCACCGAGCAGCATGGGGCCTATTTGCTGCTCCTGATGGCCTGCTGGGGGAAGGGCGGCCGTCTGCCCAATGACGACGCCCGGCTGGCCGCCCTCGCCAAGCTGACGCTTCCCGCCTGGCGCAGACATGCTGCGGTGATCCGCGAGTTCTTCCAGGAGGACGGCGACACGCTGACCCACAAGCGGGTGACCTTCGAATATGAGAAGGCCCAGGAGATGTCGCGTCGGGCCCAGGCGAACGGCGCGAAAGGCGGTCGTCCGAGAAAGCTAGACGGAACCCAGAAAAAACCCAGGGCTTTCTCCGGGGATAACCTAGACGAAACACCACCACCACCACCGGATAGGGTTAAGAGCCCTTCAGGCTCTTTAACCCCTATCCAGGGGAAATTTTCCAATTTGGAATTTAGGGAAGAAGCCCTCGAGCGCATGGGCCCCGAATGGGTGGCCAGCTACGTCGACCCCGCCGAATGGCAGGACGTTCCCGAGAAGCTCATCATCGCCCGCAACGGGACAGCCGCGGATCGCATCCGGCGCGAGCTGTTCCCGCTCCTGCGCGGCATCAAGGTCATCTCAGCCCAGGAGCGCGCAGCGTGAAGCCAGAAGCCCGTCACCAGTGGAAGTCGAAGAGCTACAAGACCGGCCCCGTCTCGACCGACCTGTTCGAGGATGGCCCGGTCTATCGCGCGAAGCTCGAAGAGTGCTCCGAACGGCTGATCGAGCTGATCCGCCGCGACCCGGCGCGTCCTCGCCGGAGTGTGGCCGCATGATCAAGCCTCCCGCTCCCACCGACCAGATCCGCTTCGCCTTCGGCATCGCCAAGAGCGGCTATCGACGCCCGCTGGAACCGGTCGCCCCGGAGGTCGAACGACAGGCCATCGAGCACTGGCTTGCCAGCAATGAGCCGAAACGCCTGCCGCCCGGCTTCGCCATCGGGGCCGAGCCTCGCCACACGGTCGGCTTCAGCAACCGAGCCCGCAATCGGGACAGCGTCGGATGAACCAGCCTTGCCACCTGGGCCCGCTCTCGATCTGGCGCGCATCGACCCCTCACATCGTGGTTCCCATGACCGAACTCGTTACCCCCGCTTCAGCCACCCGCGCGATCAAGCGCCGCATCGCTTTCGAGTATGGCGTCACCGTCGAGGAGATAGACGGGCCCTCCCGGGTGCGCCGCATCCTGATCCCGCGTCTCCTCGTCTATGAGGCCTTCCGCGCCCTGGGCTTCAGCTACCCGCAGATCGGCGCACGGGTCGGTGGCCGGGATCACACCTCGGTCATGTCCGGCCTTCGCACCCTCGCCAAGTACCGCGCCGCTCAACATCCGATGGTGACCAAATGACCCGAGGCCGCCCCCGCAAGCCCGGTGCCCGCTATCCCTCCGGCCAAGTGAAGGTTCCCCCGCGCCGGTTCGAGGCGACGGAGGCTATGTCACGCCATCGCGCCGAACTCTGCGCCCGGCCGGAGCTGGCCACGACGCCCCTCGACTGCGCCTTCGGCAACGGATGGATCACCATCGAGGAGCACCGGGTCGGCAACGCCTACGCGGGGCTCTGCTACGGGGTCGGCCTGGTCAAGCGCACCGGAGCCGCCGGCAGTCGCCTGGAAGCCACGCCGGGATCGGCGGCGCGGTTCCGCTGGACCGACCTAGAGGACAAGGAGATCAGCGCCATCTGGGACAGCGTCTTCGGGGAACACGCCGTGCCCCTTCGCTCCGAAGAGCGGGACCTGGCCATCTATGGCCGCTACCTTCGCCTTCGCCAGGCGATGACCGGCCACGAAGCGCAGGAGGTGTTCCTGGTCTGCGTGATGGATAGCTGGCCGCAGTGGATGGCCCAGCGCCTCACCGGCCGCGCGATTGAACTTCACGCCCAGGCCGAGAACCGCGCCATGACCGAGGACGAGCTGGCGCGCCGCGCCAAGCGGTTCACCTCTTCGTTCGAGGAGAAGTATCGGATCCTGCGCTCCGGCCTGAAGGCGATGATCAAGGCCGATCATGTGGACAGCGCATCGGCCCCTCTTGACGTTTCGGGCAAATCGCCCGCTCTCAATTAATTCATCCTCCCAATTTGCGTCCCGAGGCCGTCGTCTGCACCTGCGACGGCGTCGAAGGCGTGGCTGCTCTTGGTCACGGAGCGGGCCCTTCGTCCCGAGGGCTCATGGCCACGCAGCTGGTGACGCCAGCAGAGGGCTTCGCGCCCGCAGCCGGTGGGAGCCCGGCACGGCATGGAGCCCCAATGTCCGAAGACGCCCCCCGCCCGGTTGGCCGTCCCTCGTCCTACGATCCGAAGTTCTGCGACATGGTCGTCGAGGACATGGGCCAAGGTTACAGCCTGACCGCCTTTGCCGGTTTGATCGGCGTGAACCGCAGCACGATCACCGAATGGATGAACGCCCACCCTGAATTTTCCGCAGCCGTTACGCGCGGAAAGGCGGCGAGGCTTCGAAACTGGGAACAGGTCGCCCTGTCGATGCGGATGAACGGCGGCGGCCCTGGCGGCGCGACGATCACCGTCTTCGGCCTGAAGAACATGGGCGGCGACGAGTGGAGCGACACGCAGCGCCATGAGGTGACCGGCAAGGACGGCGCTCCTCTGAAGGCGGAAACGGTCGTCACCCTGTCCGACGAAGACCTCGCCAAGACCGTCGAGGCCTTGAAAGCCGCCTTCTGATGGCGGTCGATCCGATTGTGGCCGACGCCATCCGGCGAGACGCCTACACCTTCGCCCGGTGGATGTTCCGCAAGCGCACCGGGTCGGCCTGGGCTCAGTCGCCGCATCACGACCTGATCTGCGACAAGCTGATGGCCGTCTTCCGGGGAGAGGTCACCCGGCTCGTCATCAACATCCCGCCGCGCTACTCGAAGACCGAGCTGGCGGTGGTCAACTGGATCGCCTGGTGCCTGGGCCGAGTGCCCGACGCTGAGTTCATCCATACGAGCTACAGCGCCACCTTGGCGGCGAACAATTCGGCCAACGTGCTACGGCTGATCGAGCATGAGGCCTATCAGGAAATCTTTCCGGCGACCCAGCTCGACCGCACCGCCCGGCAGCACTGGACGACCACCGAGGGCGGCGTTCTCTACACGGCAGGCTCTGGCGGCACGATCACCGGCTTCGGCGCGGGCAAGCAACGCCCGGGCTTCGGCGGCGCGATCATCATCGACGACCCGCACAAGGCCGACGAGGCCCGGTCTGACGTGGTTCGAAAGTCAGTCATCGACTGGTATCAGAACACCCTTCAAAGCCGGATCAACAGCCGCCACACGCCGATCATCGTCATCATGCAGCGCCTGCACGAAGACGACCTGGCCGGATGGCTGCTGAAGGGCGGCACCGGCGAGAAGTGGGACAGCCTGGTGCTTCCGGCCATCACCGCCGAAGGTGCGGCGCTCTGGCCCGACAAGCACACGCTCGACGAGCTGCGCCGGATGGAACAGGCCGCGCCCTACGTCTTCGCTGGGCAGTACATGCAGAACCCGGCACCGCTCGACGGCGGCATCTTCAAGCCAAACCAGATCGAGACCATCGACGCCATCCCGGCCGGCCAGATCACCTGGTGGCGCGGATGGGACCTGGCTGCGACCCAGGACGGCGACTGGACGGCTGGCGCGAAGCTGGGGAAGACCTCCGACGGCCGGTTCGTCATTGCCGACATGTTCCGCGAACGCTTCGGACCCGACGAACGGGACGCCGCGATCAAGAACATCGCCAGCCGCGACGGAGCTGCCGTCCACATCTCGATCCCGCAGGATCCGGGGCAGGCGGGCAAGACGCTCGCGCTCTATCAGACCCGGATGCTGCCCGGCTACACCGTCCGAACCTCGCCAGAGACCGGCGACAAGGTCACCCGCGCCGAACCCTTCGCCAGCCAGGTCAACGTCGGGAACGTGCTGATGATGCGCGGGACCTGGAACGATGCGCTCTTGAACGAAATGCGGATGTTCCCGAACGGAAGCCACGACGACCAGATCGACGCCCTGAGCCGCGCGTTTGGCGAGATGGTCGAGGGAATGCCCCACGCCGGGATCTTCGAGTTCTACCGTCAGGAAGCCGAGGCCAGCCGGGCCGACCAATAACAGCCAGGACGACCGATGGCCGAGCCGAAACGCACACCTATCGATCCGGGGCTCGTCGCGCGCCTGGGACAGGCCGTGCGCTACGTCGTGGCCGGTGCGTCCGGTGCGTGGCTGGGCCCGAACCAGCCTCTCACGCCGGTCGCGGACAAGCCGGAAGACCAGACCCAGGGTCGCGCATTCGACTATACGTCCGGCGTCAACGTCACGGCCCAGCCGAAGGTTCCCGACGGCGGGGTGGACTACAACACCCTTCGGGGCTTTGCCGACGCCTATGACCTCGTCCGCCTCTGCATCGAGACCCGGAAGGACCAGATCGCGGCCCAGCGGTGGCAGTTCAAGCTGCGGAACTCCGACGAGACCACCGACCCGCGCCTGACCGACCTCGAGGCCTTCTTCAAGTTCCCCGACAAGGTCAACGACTGGGAAACGTGGTGCCGGATCCTGCTCGAGGACATGCTGGTCATCGACGCGACCACGCTCTATCCGCGCCTGACCAACGGCGGCCAGCCCTTCGCCTTCGAGACGATGGACGGGGCCATGATCAAACGGGTGATCGACGGCTACGGGCGAACGCCCATGCCGCCGGAACCGGCCTATCAGCAGATCATCAAGGGTCTGCCGGCCATCGACTACACCCTGACCGAGCTGGTCTACCGCCCGCGGAACCTGCGGTCCTACAAGCTCTACGGCTACAGCCCGGTCGAGCAGATCATCACCACGATCAACATCGCGCTCCGTCGGCAACTGAACCAGCTCGAGTATTTCACCGACGGGAACCTCCCGAGCGCGCTGATCGCGGCGCCCGAAGCCTGGACGCCTGACCAAATCAAGCAGTTCCAGAAGTGGTACGACGAGCGGATCAGCAATCAATCGAAACGGGTCGCCCAGTTCGTCCCCGGCGGCGTCAACGTGATCGATACGAAGCAGGCGCTCTGGGGTCCGGCTGACGGGGTCCTGAACGAGTGG